TGATGCCAGTCGCATATGAGCGACTGCCGCGCGTAGGTAGTTGAGCTCAAAACGTTGAGACACATCGAGCATATCTTTACCCGTGTGAGCCATCCGGATGCGTGCCGGTAATCCTTCTGCATCCCTCAGCGCTTGATTGGGATCTTTCCACGTTTCGACAAACGCATTAATTGGGATGCCGCGATAGGTGCCGCCGAATAAGTAACGGACGTCACCTGGCTCACCCCGCTCATACTTGTGATCTGAGCTATATTGATGGGTGATGCCCGGCAGTCCGTCGGCCAGGGAAAACCCCACTGCGAACAGGGCGGCGCAAAAGAAATTACGCTCGTCCGTGTCCGAGTTTATGGGGGAAAATGATGTTCCGATTTCGCTTTTCATGTCCGTCAGGTTGTCTTATTTAAGCAACGGTAAGGCCGTTGATGATAGTGAGGTTAATCGACGCCGTGATAAACGAGCCTCGATCTTGAGCGATAGAGATCGAATCTAGAAGGTAGTCACCGGACGAGATTCCGTATCCAGTTGTGGCACCGGCTACGGTTTCGGCGGTCGCCCATGCAACGCCCGCGACTGATGCTAGGGCGGTTGTAATTTCACCCTCGATGGTGCAAGTAGATGAGATTTCGAAATCCTGAGCGAATCCGGTTCTAGCCCCGAATCGGTCAAGGACATATTCTTTCTCGTTGATAAATTCCTCGTTAAAAGAACCGATGTTGATACCTGACTCGGCTTGAACTACTCCTTTAACGGTGCTCCCCCCGGATACATAAGTTGGTGTTGGCATAATATAATGTGGTGTGGTGTTACGCTGCGTCGGACACTTCTTTCGTTTGTGCCCAGCAGCTAAAGGTAAAAGTTACTTCCGTGTCCAGACCTACGCCCGCGCGCGTGCTAGGCTCAACCTCGACAGCCTCACCCGCAGGTAGGACAAAAGTAGTTGCTCCCGCCGTCCTGAGTAGAGCAGCAAGTGCAAAAGAATTGTTAAAAATGGTTTCAAGTGTCAGCATATCAGCGTCGCTATGATCGCCGTGCATGATGATAGTTCCTTCGAAATTGAATATACCGGTTCCGGGTGGGTCTTCTCCTGCGCTGATGGCTCTCACGCTGGTATATGATTTGTTTGCCGGCGTTTCGGATGCGAACACGAGCACTTGTTCCGATGCTAGTTCGGCGCTAATTACGGTCTTGACCGCATCCTCAATTCTGGCGTGTAACGGCTTACTCATTACGGCGATTCCAGCTCAAGCGTGCGAAATATTTTACCCTCCGAATTGTTACTTGTGATTCTATATGCAATTGTTTCGAGGGTTACCACTGAGGATATCGTGATAGCCGGAATGTCAGCGGTTTTTGCTGTAATCTCACCCTCGCTAACGGTGTCTAGCGTGCCTTCAGTATTAAACGATTGTTCCGTCTCGAACTCGCGCGAGACGATCACATTTACCGATGTGCCGTCAATGTCCGCAACCGCACCGGCAAGGGCAAACGCCTCGTCAAATGCTTTAGCGTGGTCTGCTGTAACGGTGTTTGCCATGTGTAAAAAAACCGACGAGAGGCATTAAACCTCCCGCCGGTCGCTTGGGGTACAACCTGACGGGGTAGTAGATTATTTGGAAAGTTTAGGGGGCTTAGTGGCCGCGATCAACGCTTTTGAAATCGCTATCAATCCCTCTGCATCAAGTAGTTTGATGGCAGCCTCTCTCTCGGCTTGCGGGAAAGCCTCAAAGTTCGAGATGCGCACCTCACTTTTAGCGATGAAGCTATTAGCGGCAATTACAGACTGCTTAATATAGTGGAGCTGCTGGGCGGCTTTTGATGCCTTGTGAGGCATTGCCGTGGGATTGAGATATTGAATTGACATTACCTTTTGCTTTTACGTTTGCGCGCTGGTGGATTTGTTTTTGGCTCCGGTGCTTTAACTGGCTCATCGACCTTAACGGGCTCGGGCGTAGGCTCTACAGCATCGACCTTTTCGACTTCAGCGGGTTCTGGTTCCACTTTACGCGATCCGTGGATTCCTTCGTCATATTTTTGACAACCCACGGACTGTAAGCCGCCGATATGGTTCCGGTCGTTTTCCTCGATAATCCCACCCTTGTTGACGGTTTCGCCTCGGTGAGAGATTGAGTTTCGTGTTACGTAAAGTAGCATTAGGCCGTGTGTGTGAGGTTAATATTTGCGTCCGTGAAATCTGTTTCCGTTGCGCCAAACTCAACAGTGATTTGAGACGCCGTTCCAGTGTCTCCTTGCGTTGAAATTGTGATGTTGAGTTCTTCCGTCATGTTGATAAAAAAGGATTTCAACAGGGGCCGGATTGCCGACCCCTGAAGAGTGATTGTTTTTAGATAGCTCCTGCGTGGCTAGTTCCATTATCGCCGATTACGAAGCAGCCAGGTTGACGTACTCCAACGTCAGCGAAGGTTTGAACGTAGAGTTCAATGGTTCCCTCCTTCTTCTTGGTGTAAGGATCAACAATGAGTTCCATTCCGCCCCACATCGCTACCATGAGCTGGCTGAAATCACCAACGACAACCTTATTAGCTGCCATGTCGGTGTGGTCATAGGCAGGGTAGCCGTAAACGGAACCGCTGGCGGCTGGGCCATTTTGCTCATACATGAACGAAGCGGAATTGCTCACCTGCGGAGTAACGGACCAGTTAGCGCGAATATTTTCATCGAACAACCAGTTAACATTTTGCATCGGGCAGTTGGCGGCGCGAAGGACTTTCCACTGCGCGACTACGTTTCCGCGAAGACTCGTTCCGCCGACCCATGAATAGGCACCCATGCCCGAAGTCGCAAGAAGTCCAGTTGGCTGATCGCTGGAGCCGGTGCCATTAATCGCACCGCGATCCACACCGGTTCCAATCGCGTAAAGCAATTCATTGCGCATCCACGCTTCAAAATCAACGCTGTTTTGCGCTGCGAGCTGCTTCGTAATTGCGGTTCCGGCACCGATTCGCTTAGGCGTAAGGGTGAGGTTTGCCGCAACAGTCGCATCAGCGTTTGAGATCGCGTCGTCCTCATCATCCCAGGTTCCGGAATAACCAGCGGTAGCGCGTGGGAATGCAAGGTTGCCCTCGGAGTCGCTAAAGATAGAGGCTCCGACGGTTGGGAGAATTGAATAATCCTTCAGATAGCCGGTAAGACCCTGCATTTCAGTGGCGACAGTATTTCCGCCGGACGTTCCGGTGCCTACAGTGGCCGCGTTTCTGATGCCCGGCTGATGGGCGTTAATCCACTCGCCAGGAATGAGAATTCCGCTGGAAGGGTTTCCGGTTGCGGCGTGATAGCGTCCAGAAAGTTCTTTCTGCACCTCGGCCTCAAGTCCGGTAAGACTTCCACCGTTTTGCATTTCACGAATAGCCTTTAGAGCGGAATAGCCCTCTGCTGATTTATGCCCTAGGTTTTTAGTGTCTTCGAGTTTGGAAGCACTAATTCCATTGTTCTCCGGCTTGTAATTATCCATTACAAAATCTCTAAAGTCTCCAAGTTCAACGCCGTTTTCGATGGCATCGTTTGTCTCCTTTTCGGAAATTGAGAACCTCGCCCCAATTGCCTTAATTTCCTCTCGGCGCGGCTTATCACCGGCAAGAGCGTCTTTAATTGAGAGCTCCGGCTTGGGCTCGATGGTTTTGATTGGTTCGCTCATAGCGGGTTCTGGTATGGTTGCTTCTAGCTTTAGATTTACAGTTACTTCTTTTTTATCGGGCTTTTTAGGCTCCTCAAATGAGAGTTTATTATTGAGTCCGTCAGGAAGGCTATCACTCCATCGCGATTTACAGGCAGCTGCCTTAAACGCGGGTAGGACAGTATCAGCGAAACCTTTATCAACTGCCTCTTGAGCTGTCAAATAGGTCGTGTGGCTCATAAGGTCGGAAATCTCTTCGGTGCCAAGTCCGGTTCGCTTCGAGTAAGCCATTACAATCCCGTCCTGCACTTTTTGCAGCGTATCGGCCATGTCGCGAACATCATCAGCATCACCGTAAGCAAATGACGTCGCGTTATGGATCATCATGAAAACGTTTTCCGGCATCTCAATTACGTCAGCGGCCATAGCGATAACACTAGCCATGCTTGCGGCCAGTCCTTCGATTTTAGCGGTCACCTTGGCGGGGTGACTTTGGATGGCGTTATAAATCGCCCATCCGTCCATTACGTCACCACCGTTAGAGTTGATGCTCAAGTGGATTTCTGTCGCGTCGCCGGAATTAGACAGCTCATCAAGAAAGGCTTTGGCGGAAATGCCATAGTAGCCGATCTCATCGTGAATTGAGATTTGCAGGGGTTTATCCGGTCCTGCGTTCTTGAAATTATACCAAGTTTGTTGAGTCATGGGCCTTGAATCCGTCAGGTTTTCGGCCCCCATGCATAAGTATTACTTATCAATAGGTTAATTCATCTTATTATTTCCGCAATTAGATTTTTTAATCCTCTGATTCCTCGTCATCTTCAGCGGGTGGTTTTTCCGGCTCTCCGTCTAACGCTAAATTGATCTCACCCTTTGGCGTGATTGTGATTGGACGTCTAACGCCCTTCTCGTCAGTCCATTCGCGTTTTGCGTCGGCTGACATTGGCGGCAGGCTGGATTCCTTACGAAAACTATCCTCATCATCCGTTTGCGGGGTAATTACACCAGCTCGGACACCGACACCGTAAGCGTCATATTTGGCCTTGAGCGTTTCGAAGTCTTTTGCTCTGCGATCGTGCTCCTTATCCTCATCACTCGCGCCGGTATCTGGCTCCTCATTCATTCTGGCGTAAAAGTCTAATTGTTGGTCCTCCTCAATCTCCTCGTGGATCTCCTCGATGTCATCACCCGCATTTCTGGCGAGTCGCTGGGCGGAAGTCAGTCCGAGCTGAAGGCGTAACTCATCGGCCTTGCCATCCTTAAGGGGATCGACCCATGACCAACGACGCCCTTGAAATTCAGGGTGATTAAGTCGCTCGTAGTCGCCCAAACCGTAGCCCGGTATCTTACCTGACATGAGCGACCATTCCAGCCAGTCGGAAAAGATTGGCTTTTTGACCGTATCAACATACCAGCGCTGAATCATCATCCACGAATCACGCTCCGAAAGTGTTCCCTGTCGAATCGAGGAATAAGAAACGCCCTCAAGATCCTCGGCTAAAAGATTGTAATTCGTCACGAGTCCGGCGGCTATTCCGCGTAAAATCCCCTTGCGGAATGACGGGTAATTGGCGTTAGGCGATGTAGGGTCGAGCATGTTAGCCGTAACGCCTGGTGGTAATCGCTCAAATGATCCGGGCTTACCATCCATGATGATATTGCCGATTTCGTCAGATCCCTCACCGCCGTAACCACCGCTTTCAAAAGATTCCTCGAAAAATCCCAGCTTCGAAGCTTGTGTTCGCGCTGAGATCAATTCCGCTTGCTCGTATTCCCCGAGCTGCCGGAGTCGCGTAATTACGGAAGTTAACCAAGGCTCACCCTGCGATTGCCCGAATTCGTTTTGGATGAAAGCGTGGATAATTTGATTCGCGGGGAATACCTCACGCGCCGTTGCCGTTTGCCCAAAGTGGGTCCGGTGTCCGGGGTGCGTTTTAAGGATATGGAAAAATGTATCCCGATCAAAGCTGTCACGCTGGACGCTCATCGAGACATTCCGGCGGTCATCGTAATACTCCGGATCTAGTCGCTCGATTGGAATCCCTTGTAAGGAATACTTCCAATCATTGCCGCTATAACCCCGTGCGATTCTGGCTAATCCGCCCCCACCCGTGAAAATGGATTTAACCATAAGGCAATCAAACGCCTGCTCGGTGCATTTTCCGGTAACGGTGTAATTCTTGGCTTGGCAAAATTCCTTCCACGCCGCAAGAACCGCTTTACTGGCCTTGACGTCCTTCCCGCCCCTTTGATTCCTCGCGTTAATCTTGGCCTTATAACCCGCATCGCCTACGACGTTGGTCACGGTTTGCCTTAGTGCGCTTTCGCTGTAGCCGTCATTTCGCACCAGATCCCGCGAGCGATCCCGTAGCTTGATCAGGTTGCGCTCGAGTAATGTGTCGGCATTTGAGTTGGATGTAATCCAGTCATTTGTGAATCGATCAACTCGCGCACCGTCATATCCTGAGTTACGAAACCGGCCTTTAGTTTTAGCTTTGGGCCTGATTTTTGACGCTAAATAGTTCGCCGCGCCCCTGAATGATTTGATTGTCACGGTCGCCATAATTAGAAGTGAACGTGAACCGTGTTGCCGGATGCTCGTGATGGATCTTTAAGCTGCTGCTCTTTTAGAATCTCCAGGCGTAGTTTCGTTTCATATTTCGAGAGCAATATTTCAGCCTCCGGAATGGGAATTTTATTTACCGGCACGCCTCCGATTGTGTGGCTCTCGATACCTTCCGGCATTCTCCCTTCGATGTGAGCCTTTAGGAAATCTACCATTTTCCGGAAGTGGCTTTTTGTCGGTGTCGCTGTCGGGTTGTCAGAAATGTAACAACCGGGCAGCTCGTCCGTTTCCCGTCCGTAGGAATATGTAATCAGAGCGGAGACGGTAAAATCACCGCCAGCGAGTGCGGTCGTAACGCTTCCGGCTAGCACAAAAAGGAAATGCTCTGTCTCGTCGCTGCCGGTAACCGTAAAAGTTACATCGGAATCCTCTACGGATCGGAACAGGACTGAGTAAGCTGATACGTCGGCTATGTTGGCCGGTGTGTCCTTCCAGTGAAGAACATCACCGGCAACAAGGCGGATCGGGGCGGCGGATTGTACGGTAATGGCCATGGAAAAAACGATTGTGTTTCTCCCGTCATGTCAAAACCCGTCGCCAGTTTAGGCGTGATTTGGCGTAATGTCGCCGCTTTTTTAGGTTATTTGAGTGGATTTGGGATTATTCGGGCTAACCCACGCCCTTTATCGCACTTGACGGCGCGATTGTTTTTACGCTTCTTGATTCTCGTTCGTATCCCAGACTTGAGCGATAGAGCACGACGCCGCCGCTTCTTCTTGACCCTCTCCCCGCTTGGAAGGCTGCTCTAAGCTGGGCGGATCTCAACTCAGTGTCAGCAATCACGTATTGAACGTCATTCTTAAATATCTTATCCTTACACCAAGTAACCTCTGAGGGCGCTTCAGTTGCGAATTCGTCCGCCTCGCCCTCGCCGAGCCACTGGAGCCACAATACGGCAGGTGGATTAACATCAATCGCGCCTTTCTTTTCTTCGCTCATAATTCCTCTATTTCTTCTCCTGATAAGTCACTTATCTCCTTCAGCGTATCTTTAAGCTTCTCGATTAGCCTCTGCTTTGCCTCTTCCTCTAAATTGGAATCCTGAATCTCGCGGCTAGTAGCGCCGAGGTAAGCCCTGATTGGTGCTACTACCCTAGAGATGAGGATATAAATTCCCTCTAAGATCCCGCATTCCAACTCTAGCTTTCGAGCCTGGGCGTCGTTGCGTCGATCCGCTGAGTTCTGCCCTTTACTCGCACGTATCAACGCGTGAATAGCGGTAAGGATGTCATATTCCTTACCATTTTTCGGCCCCTCGGTGAATTGCATATCACTCTCTTCGAGTTGCTTTTTTACCGTGCGGCGGTCCTGCCCGGATATGAGGGCAAGCACGCTTTCGGATGCGCGCTTACCCTTTAACTCTTCGATTTGTAGGCCCATTATTGCTTGGTCGTGACGATTTTGAGTAATTCGACAATTCTATTCTCCCATGCCTCCTTTAGATCATACCCTTCCGCGCAGTAGCTATCGTTTATCTCAATCATTTTTTGGCAAGCCGTGATTGATGCTGCTATCGCTTGCCAATGCCCGTCGGCGACTGATGGCGGGCGGGATTCCTCTTGCTGCTCGATTTCCTTTTGCGCTTCCGCCCCTGCTCTAAATGCAAACCACAGCCTAGTCCGAAGCGATGCCTCGCCAGCGGTAAAGGACTCCGGCTTGTTGCACATTCGCCCCTCTGGGGTTTGCCTCCAGTTGTGGAAATGGGTTTCAAGGGTGTAGGTTTTGTTTTTGTCTTTCATAATTATTGATCTTCTAATGCCTCCCAAAGCGCTTCGATAGCCTCTCCGCGTTGATTGTCGCTTAACTCAAACTCATCGCCGTCTCCGGCGGCGCCAGAGCTAGTCGTTCGCTTTCAATATTCGTATTCTTTTAGTGACGTATAAGCCGCGAGCATCCCAGGGAGGTCGCCCTCAATCATGGCCTTGTTTGCCGCAGCGATGTCTGCCTTTATCGTCGGGACGAGAAAGATCCCGCCAGGACCGCACTCCTTCGCCGCTAGCATGATCTCCGTGCATTTCTCAATCTCCGCTGGCAACGCTTCACCCAGCGAACAGGACGCTGGAGAACAATCGCCCTCCGTTTGGGTGTTTTCGATAGTGGTATTCGGTTCGTTCATTTTTCGGTTTCGTTGATGTTTTCTTGCCGGGGCGATGCCTCAGCTGGGTTGTTCGCAAGAGGATCTGGCTTCTCAGCCTTAGCGAAGACATCGGCTCGGAACTGGTCGCAGAGTCGCGCCAGCGTCTCGGGGTCGATGTCCTTGAGTGCGTATTTTGGAGCTTCGACCATTCCCTCTTGTCGTGGTCGCGCTTCGGTTTTCTGGATGACGAAGTTCGGCACCCGCATTGGCAGTAGTTCAATTTCCATTTTCATAATCGTAATTTGCGAACAAGACGTTGCTCACAATCCTCGTTCCTCGGATGTGAGACCTCAATCGTTCGCCGGAATGTATCCCTGAACTTTTTCGGGGGCTCCGAGGGATTCTAAGAATGCAGCAGCCAGTTCGTATGCCCATACCTGCGCTTCTAACCAATCTTGAGCCGCGTCAGGCATGGCGTGTTTCAGCACGTCCAGTCTGGCTGATTCAGCCCGCAGCAGCTTCGGCGCGGGAATCGGCGAACAAGTCGCGGATGGACAATCCCCACCAGCTTTCTTTTTGGCGGGGCGTTTTGGTTTCGATTTCGGTTTGTTTTTATTCATAGATTTGGGGTGTTGGTGGGGATGCCATCGCTATTGCGCTCGCTGATTCCTTGGGTCGGTAAGTGTAGACCGCATGGTTCACTGAGTCCGGCAGATTGTAGCGGTAGAGTGATCCGGTCGGCTTATCCAACACCTCGGTGGCGGGCCATGCACACCCCTTTGGCCAGTCTTGCTTTAGGATTTTCTGGCCGTCGAAAGGTCCGCCGCTAAACTCCAGCATGACGGCAGCGCCTTCAGCGAACAATGCGTTGGAGTCCAATTTCGTTTCCCTCATGGCTCAACTTCTCCGTTCTCCTGTTTTCATTATTCTTTTGCCTCCTCGATAATGCTCTCAACGGGTATCCATACATCAATTGGCTCATCGCCATTCAACAGGTCTTTCTCGCCGTTGTAATAAATAACCTCACTGTGAGTTTCCTCGATAATTAATATGACCGGCTCGCGATCAATGAGCGCGAAGTATCGGCCTGTAAACGGCGGTAGATTTGATTTTGTTTTCATGATTCTTTCGTCTCTCTTGCTGCATTCCCTGCCCAAAGCGGGTAAATCGGCCAGTAGTCCGTTTCTTGATCGTTAGCAACATCCTCAGCGTAAGCTATTGCGCCGGACCTGTTCGCGAATAGCATGCAATCGGTGCAGTAATCAGACTCATACACCAGCCACCCAACAGGCTCGCTTTGCACTAAGTCGTCGGCCAGTGGGATCAGCCTGCTAAGGTGGTTTATCATGATTCTTTCTCCCTCTCGATTATCGCTTCAACCCGGTCCCGCCCAAGTCGCTTTGCCTTTTCGATGACGGACGCTCGGAGCCGGTATGGAAGCGGACCTCGCTTGTCGGCTACTTTTGGACGTCCTGCGCCCCTTGGGTTTGATTTTGTGATTGGATTCATTTTAATGTTTTTTTCCCGCATCTTGAGCAGGTGTATTCTTCGGGGTCTAACGGCCATGACAACTCCCATTTATGTCCCGTCTTCTCGCAGATGAGATCGAAGCATTTTTGAATAAGGTCGGTTGTGTCGATTTGATAAAACTCCAGTATTCGATCCGTCTCTTCTTTTGTTGGGAACTCTCGGCCAGGCTGTGAGCCGCCCTTCATCGTCTGCACCTCCAGCATTTCTTGCTCAGCAGGGTTGAATCGTCTATTTGCGCGCCGCATTTCCAGCATCTTATTTCGTTCATAATGTTTCCAGCCCTTTTTCAGTTGCGACCACTTCACCCACGTTCCAGCCATACAGACCCTTGCCGCCCCATGATTGGAAGTCTTCGCAAATATGGACATACCGCACCAAACCCTCTTTCACCCATTTGCCAAGGAGCTTACGCCCAAACCAAGCAGGGTGAATTGAATTGCCTGTAGCGAGCATGTCACCGAAGTGATCCCATTTTGCTGTTTCCTTTTTTCCCATGCCCTCAGCATACACGCCATTTAATAGCCGTCAACACTATTAGGTGATATTTCTGAAATAATATTTCTCATGATCAGGTCAATCGCAAAAACGCCTGATCCTGTGATGGTGTGTCGTGGCGCTGTATTGCGTTCTGAGGCGTTATGCGAAAAGGGCGGTGACGGCATTAAAATTATTTTGAGGTGATGGTCGATGGCCGGTCGGTGTTGTGGAGCGCTAGTGGCGTCGCGAAGTAGCCAAAGGATTGGCTGGGAGAC